GGTTTCTTGCAAAAGTTGGATAACGCACGTCAAATTGCAGGGATACCCTTTAAAATCAATAGTGGATACAGAACTATCGAACACAACACTAAAGTTGGAGGAAAACCAAACTCGAGCCACCTTGTGGGGAAAGCAGCAGATATACATTGCACAGACTCAAAAAGCAGATTCATTATTATATCAGCGTTACTTGATGCAGGATTTACAAGAATTGGAATTGCAGATACCTTCATACATTGTGATACTGCCGAAAGAGGTAAAACACAACAAGTCATTTGGACATACTAATACAGTTGGTAGTACGCTATGCCTAAAAAGAAATTCAAAGACACCGCAGTAGGTAAATTCCTACTACAAAAAATACCTAATATAGTTGGTGCAATAGCAGAAGATACACCAGTAGGAAACATCATAGAGGCTATTATAGGAGGTTCTGAAATGACAGAGCAAGACAAAGCCATAGCACTTGAAAAGCTACGCTTAGAACGTGCAGAAATGGATGGTGTTACACGTAGATGGGTTGCCGATGCAAGGTCAGGTACTTGGTTAGCAAGTAACGTAAGACCATTGGTGTTGATATTCTTAACTACAAGCTATGTTTTAGGGTGGTATATGGGGTATCCTTTAGACGAAATAACAGGATTACTTACTATTGTTATAGGTGGTTACTTTGGTAGTAGAGGTGTAGAAAAGGTATTTGGTAACAACAAACATAAGTAATGGCTAAACAAATAACGAGTAATTACTACAAGAAGCCTAAGAACAAGCGTAAAGGCATACACGCAAAGTCTAAACAAAGCAGCCTAAAATCAAGTAAACTTTACAAGAAGAAATATAAAGGACAAGGTAAATAATTATAATTAGTTATGCACAACTATTTACTTTGTAAAAAAAAACGTTTACCTTTGGCGGGTAAGTGGGATATAATGTTTAACTATTTAATATATACTATGGAAGATACTACTATTAGACAACTTGCAGAAAAAATTGCAAAAGACTTTGCATTATCAGTTAAAGAACGTACTGACTTACTGTTAGAGTTAGATGCTAACCAATATACTAACTTAGGTATTGACAGTACAAAAACTGAAAAAACTAAAGTAAAAGCTGATAGTAAGTATATTTACAAAAATATAAAAGGCATAGATGAAGTAACTGGTAAGATGTTGCTTAACCATATGGATGCGTAATACTTATAAAAAAACTATGCCTAAGACTGCTAAAAAACCTATACGTAGTAAACTTATTAAAAAGTTAGATGTAGTATTTAGTAAGTATATAAGACTAAGTAATGCAGATAGTAGGGGTATGTGTAGGTGTGTTACTTGCGGTAAACAATTCCATTGGAAAAACATACAGGCAGGTCACTTTATGAGTAGAAAACACTACTCTACAAGGTGGGATGAAAGTAATGTAAAACCACAATGTTGTGGCTGCAATATGTTTAAACAGGGTGAGCAATATAAATATTCACTTTTTCTTGGTTCGGAACTTGCAAACGACTTATATTTGAAAAGTAAAGAAACAGTTAAATTTAGTAGTCAGGAGTTAGAAGAAATGATTGATGAATACACTACTAAATTAAAGACCTTTCTGTAATTTGTTTTATTGTTTTATTAGGAAAAGGGGTAGCTATTAGGTTACCCTTTTTTTTGTTTAATTTTTTTTTACTATCTTAGCAATATGGAACATTTAACAAAAGCAGAACTCTATGGCAAGGTCTTAGAACTGCAAGACGAAAACCAAGAACTTAAAAAACAATCAGCAATCCAAAATGGTATTTACTATGGACAAGACACAACTTTACATCATTAAACAGAACGCACTTACTAATGCTAATGTATTTTGGCAAAAGGAAGAAACTAAGACACCTGAAAAGGTATTAGGTACTGCACAACAATTTGCAGATTGGGTTGTAGGCGAACAAAGTAATTCAGTAGCTGATTTACCTAAGACACCTGACAACGAAAAAAAGTGGCTAAACAAAAACACACCTGACTTTAACGAAATGATTGAATACGTTAAACAAGGTGGTACAGTTAAGCAAATACGAAACAAGTACAAGGTTTCAAAAGAAGTTGAATTTGAATTAAATAAATTATAAATGGAATTAAGAGGAACTATTAAACTGATTACCGAACCGACAAAAGTAAGTGATAAACTTACAAAGCAACAAATGGTATTGACTATTGATGAAGATACTAAATACCCACAAAACATTGCGGTTGAGTTTATGAACAAGAATATAGATATACTTAAAAAACACCAAGCAGGAGAAAAAGTGTCCGTTGGTATTAATTTAAGAGGCAACGAGTACAACGGTAAATACTATAATAACATAGTAGGTTGGAAAGTAGCAACTATACTAAATAACGAAGTAACAAACGCACAACAAAATCCTGCAAGGGAGGAAGTAGATTTACCATTTTAATAATAGGGGGGCAGTTGCCCCCTTTTTTTTATGCTTAAAAAATTAAAGAAAGGGCAAAAATTTCCAACTGATTTTTGGAATTACAATATTAATCCTATATTGGGTTACGAATACAAATCTGAAGAAAGAAACTTTAAAAAGGAATCCATTAAATATAAACTTGAAAAAAACCAAGTAAGGTGATAGCACAAAGTAAAGCAATACAAGACAGAATACTGGACATAAAATATGGCAGGGTAAAGGAAGGGCTAAAGATAGGAGTACCTGAAATAGATGAATTTTTTAGATACAAGCAAGGTGGGTTTAACCTTTTAATAGGACACGCTAATGTAGGTAAAACTACTGTAATATGTTACCTATTTACTGTTTGGGCAATAAAGCACAATCTAAAATTTTTAATTTGGTCAAGTGAAAATACACCACAAAGCATAGTTAGGAAAATCATAGAATTTAAAATGGGTGCGCCAATACACAAAGCAGATGAAAAAGAAATAGCAGAAGCAGTTGTGTGGTGTGATAAACATTTTAAAATAATAGACGTAGAAGATTTATATACTTACAAGGATTTACTAAAAGAGGCTAATGCAGTAAAGGATGCTTGGGATTATAATGCCTTACTTATAGACCCATACAATAGTCTAAGTAAAGAACACCAACTTTTAAGGTCGGTAGGAAGCCACGAGTACGATTACCAAGTAGCTTCTGAATTAAGGATATTTGCGAAAAAGAAAAACATAACTGTTTATCTTAATGCACACGGAGTGACTGAGAGCCTTAGACGTACACACGCAAAAGGACACGAATATGAAAACTTACCTATGCCATTAGGATTAGCAGGAGTAGAAGGAGGTGGTAAGTGGGGAAACCGTGCAGACGATGTATATTGCATACATAGGTACACAAGTCACCCACAAGATTGGATGTACAGTAACCTACACGTCTTAAAGGTAAAAGAAAATGAAACAGGGGGTAGATGTACACCATACGAACAACCAATAAGGTTAAGAATGGCATTAAACAACGTAGGGTTTGAATACAAAGGACAAGACCTACTTAATTATAAAGAGTTAAAACCAATAGAATTTTGAACGCAGAACTAATTTTTTTAAGTCCAATAGTACCTTTATTTTTAATGCTTATGTTTATAGCAGGTATATTTGTAACCATAGGCATAACAGTAGGTGCAGAAATTATATTAAGTCCTATTAAGGGTTTTGTAATTGGTGCTTTAGTTCACAACGAAACTTTCGAAGAAAACAATAAAGAAATTACGGAATACACTTTACAATGTTTATTAGGAATTATAAGTGTAAACGTAATATGGCAGACGCACAATGGCTTAAAAGAGTAGCAGAACGACACAACGAATGGATTAAGATAGTAGAGTCTTTTGGAGAGAAAAACTTTCAAGAAGATATTGTACAACAAGCATATTTAATAATTTACAAATACGCAAGTGAAGAAAAAATTGTGGAAAAAGGTGTTGTTAGTAGGGGTTATATGTTTTTTACCCTTCGGACTACTTGGCTACAGTTTATTAATGCTAAAAGCAAAATACAAAAAGTTGAAATTGACGATGAAGAAAACTACACGCAAATTGCGGACTATTCGGAAATGGATGCTGAAATAGGATACGACAAATTCAGGACACTAATAGATGAACACATAGACAGTTGGCGATGGTACGACAAAACACTTTTTAAGATTTACAGAGATACCGATATGTCTATTAGAAAAATAGCAGAAGAAACTAACATAAGTTGGGTCAGTATATTTAACACACTAAAAAAGTGCAAAGAAGAATTAAAAGAATTGTTTAACGAAGATTTCGAAGATTTAACTAACGAAGATTATGAGCGAATTACCACCAAAGGACAAGAGGACTAAAGCCTATAAGGAATGGGCAAAGAATCACGCACAAGCAAGTGAAGGTTTAGGAGATACCGTAGAAAAGATAACTACTGCAACTGGAATAAAGAAGGCGGTTAAATGGTTAGCAGGTGAAGATTGTGGATGCGACCAAAGAAAAGAAAAACTTAATAAGATGTTTAGATACAAAAAACCTGAATGTCTAAACGAGCAAGAGTTTGAACTTATTAAGATGGCGGTAGATACTAAGAAAAACGCATTTACTTCACAAGAGCAAGAGCAGTTCAAACAAATCTACGAAAGGGTATTTAAGGTTAAGGTAGATTGTACACCTTGCAGTTTCCGCAGTACAGTATATAAAGACTTAATATCACTATATAATCAGTACCTGTGAAAACTTGGAACGAAAACGATTTATTTGAATATTTGCAAAATTGTTGCTACCCTGATTTGGTTAAAGCAAGGAAGCAAATGTCTAAATGGGATTGTTATTCACCAAACAAAAAACACAGGATAGAGTTAAAATGTAGAGGCGCACACTATGAAACGTTGCTAATTGAAAGGAAGAAATATGATGCAATGATTAGTAAGGCAGACGAAAACTTAGACATACCCATATACATTAACTCTACACCAAAAGGCATATATAAATTTAATTTGTACCTTGTAGAACCAAAGTGGGAAATACAATACCATAATAAAACAACTCACTTTAGTGATAACAATAAAATTAAAAAGGAGGTGGCTATGCTTCCTGTTATAGATGCAGAAATACTATGAACAAAAAAACCCACAACCTAAAACACATTAAGTATTTAACAGACTTTGATATTATTGCAAATACTTTTTTAGAGTGGCAGAAGAAAAAACCAACAAACACAGTAGATAAGTTAATGGGTAGTCTTATAGACATTAACTACTATATTACTGAAATATATTCTAACGAACTTTACCACAATGAAAGTTTAGAGGAATATAGGCATAGTAAATTACGAGCAATAGAAAGAGCGCAAAAAGCAGAAAAGAAAGTAGATGAACTTGAACAACAAATAGCAAAACTTAAAAAAGAAAAAGAGTTAGGATTATGAGCGATAGTATAAAAAAATACTTTGAAATGCAAACAGATGGCATAGTAGAAGATGTTAAATACATAATGGACAAGCGAAGTGAGAAAGGACAAAAGGAATACGGAACTACCTTAGAAGATAACCCTGATGGGTTTTACAAATTTCTTGATGAACTACAGATGGAACTACTTGATGCTGCGCTTTACATACAAAAGATAAAAAAACTTAACAAATAGTTTGTTAATTAAAAAACAATAACTATCTTCGTTAAAAACAATATTATG